GACTAGTGTTAGTTCCGTTAAAGCTGAAAGATGCAAATACTGCATTTTTTCCGTAATAAGCCATTATGATACCTCCGTTAAATTAAATTTATACTTCTTACCAGAACGGTTATTTTTTAAGAACAAGTCTGATTCTCCTTCCTGTATTGTCCAGTCACCCCATGTACCATCTACATCATTAGATGAACCTTCGTTAGATAAGTTAAGGTCATTGGTGTAGACGTTTCTCCAACGAAGTGAGGTAGAACCTAAGTCATAAGTGTTGTTAGACGATGGAATAATATTACTTTGAACTGATAGATTTGGTGTACCACCTGATACATTAAGATAAGCACCTGTACCAGAAGTACCAATTCTCACATCATAGTCATCAGTAAATGGACTTTTTATATCAATAAATGCACCTGTAGAACCACCAATTTCGAGAGTACCTAAACCACTTTGTGCTTCAAAATTAGCACTTAAATTACCAGATGTTTTTATTACTGATAGTTCATCTGTTGTTACTCTTCCATCAACATTTACTCCGTTTGAAGTTGTCTCAAACTTTTTACTGTTGTCGTGATATAGCTTTACTGCTCCGTTTTCATCAGCAGTTATCATATTTTCAGTATTAGCAACATTATTAACTCTGAATGCGTTTGATGCTAATTGTAGATCACCAGTACCTGAATCCTGTATTACGCTTTTACTGCCATCGTGATAAATTTGTAAATCTGATCCTGTTCCAAATATAGCTTTATCATTATCAGCAAAGTCAATATTGTTACCATTACTTTGCAAGTCACCGCCTAGCTGTGGTGATGTGTCACCAACTAGATCTGTGTTAACAGTATTACCAGATGCTGCTGTAATACGTCCCTGAGCGTCTACAGTGATGCTTGGAATAGATGTTGATGAACCATAACTACCAGCTGTTACAGACGTGTTAGCGAGCTTTGCAGAAGTCACTGCATCGTCTTGTATCTTAGCTGTAGTAACTGATCCGTTTTGTAGGATTGCTGTTGTTACTGTGTTGTTACTTGGTGTACCTATGTTTACTGTCGAGCCGAGAACAATAACGAAATAGTCACTCCCAGAAGGTATGGCAGAACTAAAAGTAACAGTAGATCCACTAAGAGTGAACCCCTCACTTGGCTGACCTGTTCCACTGTTAGGTTTCTGAATGACTCCATTTATTGAAATTATTAATTGTTGTGCGTTTGTAGGTGCATTGGAAACTGTAAATGCAGTTCTACTTCCATCAAAACTTTCAGAGAAAGTTGAGATAAAGAAGTTACCAATACTTTGTACTTCTTCCCAAGCAGAGTTGATTCCGTTGTACACCAACATTTTTCCTGTTGATGTATTGAAGAACATGTCTCCAGAATCAAGTGCAGATGTTGGGTTAGAAGAACCTACTCTATACCTAGCATTGAAATCGTTTATATCATCAGATAATTGTTTTATGTCATCTTCTTTACCTAGTATCTTGTGATAATTATATATTTGCCCTGATCCTGTAGAGCTAACCATCAAACCTACACCAGCTACAAGTGTTTCGTTGTTTAAACTAGAAGGTGCATTATTGATAGTTACAGTTGAACCTCCTACAGTTCTAGCTGTAGTGCTAGACCCAGAACCATCAAATGCAACTCCACCAGCGTCAGATATAGATATAACTACACCAGCACTAGGCTGTGTGTTTGGAAATGCTGCATCTGTAGCAATAACTTCTAATCCACCAAGAGGTGCGATCTGTGCAGCTACATAATCAACAACAGCTCCGGATGTTGGAAACTTAGTATCGTCATCAGTTATGGTTGTCTCTTTTGCCATACCATCAATCTGGTTGAGGTCGGCAATGTCAGCAGTTAGAGCTGTACTATCAGCTAACTTAGAAGCTGTACCTGATTGCATACCAGCAAGAGTTGTGAGTTCTGCATCTGCTATTTCAGAAGTACCTACTGAGTTAGCTGCAAGATGACTCGCATCAAGAGGACTACCAGCTATAAGACTTTTGATTTCTGTTACTGTCTGATCTGCTGTAGCTCCAGTTTCTATACCATTTAATTTTGTATGATCTGCATCAGTAAAGACGTTTGAATCACTAGCAGCTTCTACGGCTGCTCTAATTTCTGCATTTGTCTGATCTGCTGTTGCACCAGTTTCTATGCCATTAAGCTTAGTATGATCAGCATCAGTAAATACATTACTATCGGAAGCACTTTCTACAAGGGTTCTTATTTCTGCTGCTGTTTGGTCAGCAGTAGCCGCCGTTTCAATGTTAGTTAGCTTTGTTTTTTCAGCATCTGTATATGCGTTGGTATTTGAATTACTTTCGTAGAGAGACTTAATCTCACTAGCTGTTTGGTCATCTTTTGCATTAGTTTCTACTGTGTCTAATTTTGTACCATCAGCAGATACGTCTCTACCATCTACAGTTCCTGAGACAGTTATGTTTCCTGTTACTCCTAAGTTACCAGTAGCACCGGTTCCAGTAGTAACTATATTTTGTGAACCAAAGTTTGGAGAGATTTTAGTTCCAGCTATTGCAGCTGACGCATTAACATCAGCATTAACAAGTGTTCCATCTAATATTTTAGAACTTTCAATAGAACCATCTTTTATGTCAGATGTTCTTATTAATTGACCAGCTTCTTGTGAAGAATATAAAACCTGTGTTTGGTTGTTATTAAGGTCAACAGCACGTATGGATGATCCAGCAGCATAAGTTGCCTGTGCTGTATCTACGTTGGTATCTCTATAAATATGTACGTTTACACCAGATCCTGGCGCAGTGTTAAAGACAATGTTTGTATTGTTTATGGTGTAGTCATTGTTTGTTTGACCACTTGAATTTTCAGTTTTTGGGTCGTTGTCAAGTTCTACTTTGACATCGCTATTTGCTAAATATGGAAATGTAAAGGCAAAGGATGTTGTAGACCCATTGCCTGTATAAAAATGTTCAGTTGTCGCCATTTGTATTTACAAACGTTTGGTTATTAAGTTGGCGAGTGGATTATCTGTAAGGCAGTAATAAATTAGATGGATTTGATTCTGCGTTTTGGTATGTATAGTTTCTTGTTGTGTTTAATGAAGTTTCGTTCTGTATATTGATTCTCTTATCTTCTGCATATAGTTGTAATGCTTCAGGATGATTACGTACCTTTGCCCAAGCTATTTTTCTGGCTTCCATAAATAATGTATGAATCATTTTGTTGTGAACATATGCTGTTCTTGGATTCATCTCTTTTCTGCCAGCTCTTAAATCAGCTTGCATTTTTTCAATAGATGCAATAACTTTTGGATTTTTAGCAAGTTTATTTAACTTAGCTTCTAAGTTTTGATCACCGATAGCTTTCATGTATAAAGATCTAAGATTTGCATTATCACTAAGATCTATTCCATCTGGGGATGAGTAGGTTGACATTCTTAAGTCATAACCACTATTAAATAAAAGTTTTCTACCTTCACTCTGATCTAGATTTACATAGAAAGGACTGAACATATTAAACATACGAGTTGGAAAATCCCAATCTTTAATTGGTCTTCCATTTAACATGTCGTATTTAGTAGGTAATTCATTAATAGCTAAACCTTCAGATATTAGGTTTCTGTTTCTAATAGACTCAATAATTCCAGAATTTAATTCTTTCATATGAGGATTAAATACTTTACCTAATTCATTTCTTAATGAAGAAAGAGGAATTTGGTTATTAATTAATCCAGAAATAATTCTTTCCCATGAACCAGCTTGACCTCCAAATAAATCTACAAACTGCTGTATTCCAGCCATATAAGATTTACTAGATATACCTTGAGCAACGACTAATGCTAGTTTCTGGAATTGATCTTCTGTCCACTCTTCTCCCATTAATTGGCTGTAATCACCAACATCAGCAATAGTTGAAAGTATTAAGTTAAATGGTTCAAATGAATCGTAACTAACTTGTACTCCACCAATAGTTATAGTTCTTGGCTTATATCCAGCATCAATCCATGCCTGTCTTTTCTGTCTATCAGCTGGTCCATTACCAGTAAGACCACCATTCATAAAGTGAAGTGCAGCCATTGAAATAATAGAACTACCAATAGCTAATCTTCCGACTTGTAATGCTTTTGCATTAGCTAAGTCTTCTGCTGTTTCGATTCCGTATCTTTGTAAACCAGATAAATTACTAGGATCAGCAAAAGCTATATCATTCCATTCCTTAACTAAGAAGTTAAATCCTGGCGTATGTTTAGCAGTAAGAGATAAACCGTTTACACCTGTTCTTGCAAACAAGAAAAATGGTTTAGCCCATGGAGCTGATTCAAATACTTTATTTAATCCTTTAGAAAAACCAGTTAAATCAGTTGTTAATGTAGCTTCTTTCTTAGCAAACAAAGTTGCAGCTTCTGTGATATTTCCGTCAGCATCTGTTATCTGTGCATAAAATCTATCTTGTGCATTCTTTAAAAGATCAGGAGTTATTTCAGTTATATTGCCTTTATTAAATTGCTCCATAGCAAGGCGCATTGCCTTTTCTTTTGCTCTAGATCTAGCCAATATAAATCCAAAAGTGTCATCAGTCGCAGCCATGATCTTTGTTGAATAAGTAAGAAACTTATTGTCATTTAAAGATCTAGCCATGTTAGCCATATAATATGCAGCTTTATCTCCAGCATCTGCTTTACCACTATTTTCTATCCAGTCGCCAAGCATTGCCCATTGTTCATCACCTTTGGTTACTTGATTAAATCTACTTTTAATAGTTGATATATCACCTGACCAGTAAGAATTTAATTTAGTACTAAATACTTTCCAAGCTTCGGGGATAGCTTCCATCATTCCACTCATTGCTGCTAAAGCAGATCTTTGTGTGGTTTTATCTCCGGTGATAGTAGCACCAATAACTTGTGAAAAAGGTCTTAAAAACGTAGCAGTTCCTGTACCCATAATTGCTCTTACTGAAGTTTTAGGTCCACTAAGAACACTATTGATCATTACACCCTGTAGTTCTTTTATAAGAACACCAGTTTTAACTTCCCCATTTAACTCTCCACCTTTAAGCTTTCTTTTTATAAATGCATCAAAATCATCAAAGTTATGAATGTCATTACTCATTGAGACAGCTTCATAATATGCTCTGAATAGACTGTCATCTTGATTATCGCCAGCATATTTAAAAGCTACTTGATAGGCAAGTTTTGTTTTATCTATCTCAGCATTAACAGCATCTTTTAAAGCCTGTTTGTTTGCAGGGTTACGCACATCGAGGTTTTTTAATTCCATACCGCGTGTGTATGATGCTATTTTTCTTTGTATAACTGCACCAACGAGAGTGTCATATAAGGTTTTAGCTGGACCATCTACATCTGCTAAATCAGCAATGTCAAATAGTTCTCTACCAGCAATACCATGATCTCTAGCTTTTCTAAATAATGCTCCTATTACAAAATCAGCTGCTAAAACATCAGCCGTCTGCCATACTTTCTTTCCTTTAATAGTGTCACTTCTAGCATCAAATGCAGCAAACATATCTGGATCTATATCTTCCAAACGTTCCCTACCATTCATTACTTCATGTGCTCTTCTTATAGAGTCATAAAATTTATCTGCTAATGATTGACCACTTTTTAATCCCTGAATCTCTGCCTGGATTCTTGCATCTGACATAAATGGTTTCATAAGATCTACCATTTCTTTTTCTGCAATATCCGCACTTTCAGAAAGATTCTCTATTTGACGCTGTGTAAATGGACTATCAGTAGAACCATGTTGGGAACCCCAGTCAGTATCTATTTTCTGTTTTTGATAATAGACATCAGCTGCTTTACCAGTAGAGTTTGGAGATGCTTGCCATGGATCAGATATAGGTTTGTTTTTATAACCACCATATTGTCCTCTCATTGAAACTGCTTGCAATGCAGCTTTCTCATCTATCTGTGCATTAACATTTGCTTCTCTAGCAGTTGCTCGATTTACAGCATCTTCAACACCATCTTCTATAACTTCTTGTCCAGCTTTATTAATTCTTGTTTTTCTTAAACCTTTACCTAAAGCTATACCTAGTCCATCAAATACCACACCAATACCCATACCTTCTACAACATTTTTCAATGTCTTCATAGCAGGGTGATCATGTTCTTTAGTTGATATTGGTGTATCTATAAAATTAAAACGATCTCTTAAAATACCTAGACCGTTATCTTCTTGTGAATATTTAGAAATAACATCAGATACAGCACCGACTCCAGCACCTCTGACTAAACTTCCGAGTGCTGTAGTTGCAGCTGAAACACCAGCTATTTTTGCAGCTGGAATAATAGCAGCAGCCATAGAACCAAAGTGAACAAGACTCCTTAGAGCACCTCCCCACCATGTTTTAGTTTCAATTGGATTTGCATCATCTACAAACCAATCATCCCATTCTGCACCGTAACCTTCATCTGTTTGCTGTTCTTGTACCATCTCACCACTGAACATATCAATGGCTCTCTCAGGTAGGGTGACAATAGAGGATGCAGTATCTTGCAATCCTCCACCTATAGCAGATCGGATTTCCTTAGAAATTCCTCTTAATCCGCCACCACCTTCTTTTTCTCTAGGATCATCAAACTCAGCTTGAGCTTGTTCCTGTTGTTGTTGGAGTAAAAGTTCTTGCTCTCTTTTTTGAGCTTCAATCTTTTCATTCTCCTCATATATTTCATTGAACTCAAGTGCAGAATCCTGTATAGCTTGAGCATCAATGTCAATCTGATAATCAGAACTCATAATGCATTACCGTAGTAATTAAAATTTTCTTCGTACTTTGTCTCTATCGAGATATTCGTCTATTTCTCCAACAAATGCTTCTCTATTGCCCGTAGCAAATACACCTCTTTCAACCCATTGATTACCGTTCCAAACAATAAATGTTCCCTGTTCTGTTCTCTGCCAATCTCCTCTACGTGGTTCTAATTTACCAAGTTGTGGAGTTGGTCCAAGAATATCTTCTTGTAGATCTTCTGGAAGATTTAAGAATTGTTCAGATGTAATATTTCGAGCAAACTCACCTTTATCGGTTTCAATTTGTTTTTCAATAGCCTTCATTGCAGATGGCAAAAGAAATTCGATTTCATCGTAATCAATCTGTGCATCATCTTTAAATGCATCAATCTTTGCTCTAGCTACTTTTGCTGGAGATGAGTGATGAGATAGATAAAATTGAACTTGAGGATCTAGTTTTTCATAAGCCAGTAAAACATCAGACTTGACTGGTTTATCCTTACCATTTGCTTTGTTATATATTTCTACCTGTTTATATTGAATTTCAGCTCCAGTTACGCCAGGAATTTTGGCAGCAAGTTGCTCATAAAATAAGTGTGTTTGACCTGTTGGTAATTCAGCAGCTTCTTTAATAACTTCTTCAGAACCAAAAATAAGACCAGTGTTAATAACGTTTGGGTCAATAGTTTTTATATGCTCTTCAGCTTTAATTAGCTCTATATTTCTTTGTTTATTTTTATCTGTATTTACAAGTAAATTATCGTAGTCATTAGCAAATGTTTTTTTCTGTATATCTTGTAAAGCAAGAATATGTGCATCTACTGCGCTGTCTGCTGTCTGCATATGTTTAGCAAACAATAATGGATATTCACGTTCAGCATTTTCAACAATATTATTCCATTGTGTGGATTCTTTTCCAGGGGCTACACCTTGTTGTTTTGCATGTGTTGTTGCATAACCTTTAATTTGACTTTTAGCAAGATTTTGAAAATCTTTAGATGGTGCAAGAGGATTACCACTTTTAACTTTAGGTAAGTACTGTGCCTCAAGAAATGGGTCACTTAGTTTAAGTACTTCTTTTTCTGTAATAGGTATACCCTTATCTAATTTGTGATCTAATTGTGCTTTGATAAGAATATCGTCACCTGTTTCTTTGGCAAATCTATTTTTAACAAATTCAGGAAGGTTACTTCCACCTTGAGTTATGTCCCAATTTTCAGTCATGTATTGTGCCAACTCAAGTTTAGTCATACGAGTGTTACTCTCGTTCTCTATCTCCTGTATTTTTTCTACAAAACCTTTTGCATAGTTTGTTCTATTTAACTCTTTGTTTTCAAATACACCTTTCTTAGCATTCTCTATTTCGTTAAGAACACCTTCAGCCCATAAACTATTTTCAGTTCCTCCACCTAATTTATCTATTAATATTCTTGTTTTATCTCCTTTAGCAGTTACTTCTCCAAACAAAACACTCTCAAATTTATCAATATTAATAACACCTTTCTTCATACCCATAAGACCTATGTTTATGAATGCTCTTTCAGCCTTGGCTATGTTGCCTTCAAAGTAACCAATATTATATTCTGATGCTTCTATAAAAGCTTTTAAAGGATCTTCAGAATTTAAAGCATTAGTAACTTCACTAATCATTCTGCTCTGTTCTTTAAGAACATTTTTAGAAGTTACTGATTGATTGGCAGTTTCATAAAATGTTGATTCAGTTGCATCAAAAGCTTCTTTTAATTGATTCTTAGTAAACCTTAAATTAAAACCTAATTGATCAGCATTAGTAATAATACCTTGTTTATATGAATCAAAAGCCATCCTAGCTTCTTGAATACTGTTTACTCCATCTGGATAATTCTTTGTGTACCAAGGTAAAAATTCTGTCCCAATTCTTGTTTTAATTTCCTCTATCATAAGAAGTCGCCTTCTTGCTCCATGAGGACCACTAAGATCTATAGTTTCGTAGGTAACATTATCTCCATCTGCTAAAGCTTGATTTTTAATAAAGTTTTCAGCCTTACCAATATCAAAAAGAGTTTTTAAACTTTCCTTATCTTTATCTAAAAGTTCCTGATCAATACCTTCATAACCTTTACTTAATAAATTTTGCCTTCTTTTCTCATTTAAACCATCTGCCATTTTCTTAGCAGTTGGTGCAAACTCAATAAGCTCTTTAATCATTTTTAAAGGCATCTCGGCATTCTTTAACCGAGTTTCATCATTCTCTCTTTCTAACTTTTCACGTCTGTCGTAACTTGTATTAACAGACTCATAGGTAGCTCCAATGGCAGATGCAAAGTCAGGAGCTTCTGTAAAATTAAAAAAACTGTTTGTCATTTAATTACCCCCATAATCCAAATGAATTTCCAGCAGATGCTACTGATCCAGCAATAGACAAAGCATCCATAAATGCAGCAGCTCCAACGTTCTGCATAACAGGTTGTGGTGGTGCAACATCTGGTATAGGTTGAAAAGCAACTTTGGCAAATGCCTGATCTTTAAACTGTTTATATTTAGATATTTCAGCTGAACTCTTACGTGCCAGTTCTCTATCATTAAGAGTTAATCTTCTTGCAATATCACTTACATCTCGACCATACTTTGCATAATCCATAGTTGCTCTTCTTCTGGTAGATTGACCAGTTTGACCAGCAGCTACTAATTTTCCATAAGTACTATCTTTAAGTAGTGTTCTAAATAATTCTTCGTATTTAAGTTGAGCCTCACCTCTTGCAAGGTCCATCATTTCTTGCTGATTAGTTTTAGCTTGAGCTTGAGCTAAACCAGCATTTTGTACGTCTTCATCGTACTTAACTTTTTGAGCATTATAAATGGATATCGTTTGCATCCAGTTACGCTCTCTTCTTTCGTTCTCGTATTTATATCTTCTACGAGCATTTTCATTAGCTGTCTTGGCAGCTGCTCCTAAGCACACGGCAAAACTCCATAAAGGATAAATTATTAGGTCCGTGTTTTAATTCCCTTAAAAATTTGAACCCTAGGAATCTGAGTAGTTTTATATGAACTTTGTTTCGTTTATCAACGATGTTCCAAAGCAACTTCTCTTGTCTACTTTCCACATATCTTTTAGCTTCTCTTGCAAAAGTTAGTGGGTACTTATGAATAGCGGGTGTACATAGCATCCAGATTCTGCCATCTTCTTGTACGCCGGCTACTCCGGCTAAGTCACCATTGGGAACTGTAAAATAAACACTGTCGCCATACGCGGCACAAAGTGGAATTATCTTAACAGGATCATGTCCATGACCCTCTTCAACTTCCCTACGGTCATCTGGTAAAAGATTGGAAGCCACATTTAATGCAGCTTCCGTTGTAACTGGGTGAATAAATTTAGACACGTTTATAAAATCTATTTGTATAATCTCCTTCCCATGCCAATGAATACAATGTGGCTGGTGCGGGATGTGATGATTTAACGTTTACTTTTAAGTTTGTATTTCTCTCATAACAAGGAACTGTTTCTACTACTTCAGAAACAATAGGTAATCTATTAGCACCTACAAATCCAGCTAATCCTAATTCCCTTTCTTCAGTATAATCTGGTTTACCGTCTCTTTGTATGGTTGTTGAATATACTCCAAGAGGTCCAAAGCTAAATTTAATTCTGTGAATAATTAGCGAAGCTTTATTATCTGATCTATATTTATCACCTACCTGTCGAGTTATATATAAAGTAGGAATCTGTACATCCATCTCATATAAATAACCTATTACAAAAGTATTATTAGACCAATCTCCATTTATTTCTAAATTAGAACCATTGACAGTTATTAATGAATATCTACCTAAATCATTTCCAGCATCAGTGTCATAAGCAACTAATTGTTTTGTACTTTCAAATCCATTAGGTTTTGGGATTGTAGTTTTTATAGTTGTAGAGTTATAGGTATTAGCTGCTGCTGTAACTGATTTAGAATGATCTAAATGTACTCTATAAATTACATCATCTTCAGTACTATCAGTATCTTGTGTATCAGTAACAAAGTGTCCATTATCATCTAGCTTTAAAGAATATTTAAGCATCTGATCTTTATTATTATTGCGAGTAATAACAAATAAAGCATCATCTAACATGCAGTGATATTGTACATTCCCTGTTACTTCCCAAGTAGACCAAGCTTGTAATAACCTTTTCTCTCCAGAAGTAAAATATCTAAAACAATAAATCTTACTAGAATTTTTTTGACTAAAAAATACGACTGAGTTTTCTCTAGATTCTGATACGATACTTATATCTTTATCTAATAATCTTGAGATAACTTTACTTTGATCAACAACATCTGGTTCACCCTGTCTAACAACATTAGACATTTCAAAAAATCTTGTAAATGAATTAGCATTATCTAGAAATGCAACTGTTGTTCCTAGAGATACAGGGTTAGTTTTTTCATTAAAGTTATAAGAAGATACTGCATTTAATTTGGCAGTTTCTGGACTTAAAATATCACTATCTGTAGTCAACATAAATTGTTGATTTTTAGTAAATAACAATAAGCCAGCATTAACCTGAATACCGTCATAAACAATTGCTGGATATTCAGAACTACAAGAAAGATCTATAACATCTTGAGGTGTGAATGTTGTAGCAGTCTTAGACCAGAAATTAAAAAACTCGCCAGGTCTTGACATGACTACGTTTTCATCACTTAAGAAAACTAATCTGTTTCTAAAGAAAACTAATTGATTTACTTTACTTCCTACAAATGAAGGATTTGGATTGGTTAGTTCTTCATCACCAACTTCAGCATTTTCCCAAGTAGCTTGTGAAACAGTAAATGTACCATTAGCCTCTCTGACTAATTGGATAGGCATAGTGCTTTTATCAAACTCTATTTTTCTGCCAGGTTTTGCACATTCTTCCCACACTCCATCTCCATCTCTGTCGTTATGACCGTTAAATTTAACGTAATAATCGTCTGCATCTGCTTCACTGTTAGCAACTTTTACCACATATCCATGCTTACATTGAGATGGTAAATCATCTACATTATCTACCTGATTAGACATCACTCTAAGTAGATCACTGGAAGGTGCAGTTATGTTAAAAGTACCTTGTGCAACTGGTCGGGTTATATATAAACCATTACCTATCTGTTTAACTTCATATCCATTAGCTGCATCATCTCTAAATTGATATAAGCTATTTACTCCCCCATGGCTAGTACCTAATATTCCATTTCTTATATCACCAATAATACTGGAAGCAGTTACTGCTGTTTCAGTATCGAATGGTGTTGGATTTGGTCTTATTAAGCCTAAATTAGATTGTATTTTTGAAGTACTTACAGCTTCTATAGTAACTTTATAGTAAGCACCATTCATCCATACATAAAAATAATCACCTTCTTGCCATTCTTCACCCCCATAAAGGAGATCAAATGTAGTGGTATATCTTGCTTGGTATGTGGTTGTTTGGGTTTCTCCAGATCCAGTAGTAAATGGAACTGATTGTCCAGTAGTTCTTATACGGAAATAAAGATTTTTACCTCTGTTAACAGAATTATTACTAGAGTTTTTTACATCAATATCATAATTATGTGTCCCATGAATTTGAGCAATGCTATCTCCAGCTTCTCCATCATGTAATGTTGCACCATCATCAATATCAAATATTCTAGTTCCTACGTTTGGTGCATATGCATCTCTCCCATCTCCAGCTGTATCATCACATCTAGTAGATTGTGTTTTTCTATCATCTCGACTAGTTGGATGCCCTCCATTAGTGCCACAATAATTATTACTAGATTTAACTAAGTCAACACTAATTCTTGTAGCTGTTCTAACTTCTGTTGTAGTTGTATTATCAAATAAATTAACCGCATACTGTCTTGCATAAGCTGTAGCTTTTAAATCTATAAACACTTCAGGAGGTCTAACAGGTTCGATAGTGTTGGACATCGCTACTGTCTTAGTTCTATTAGTTAGAAAAGTGTAATCATTAAGAGTTAAAGTCTGTATATCTTCATCATTAGTATGAGTTAAATAATTAGTTAAGGCAGTAGCAGTACCAGAGTCATAGTTAACAGTCATTGATGCACCGTCACTACATCTCCACATATTGATATCACCACTTCTACTAACTTGTCCTATATAACTCTCTGTTTCATCACGATAATATGAAAACCATTTACCGTTAGTTTGTGAGTTTAAAGCTGCGGTTCCATTATCACTTAATGATGAAACCAACTGCCCTCCTGGACGTTTTAATAAACCATGTGTTACGTCAGGGATCACATTATTTGCGACACTGACCTGTCCAGGAATCTTGAGTTCATCTGGCTGTTGAGATAAACCACCAGTCAGTGTAGGTATTGTTTGAGTAACACTTGCCATTATCTTTGTAGTGCTCTGTAAGGTTGATAAGGTCTATATGAACTTTCATGCGGCCAGCCCATAAAGGAATGATCACCTTGATTACATTCATATTCAAGAACATTTGCCCTAGCAGCTTGCTCTTGTACTTGTAAAAGTGCAGCCAATTCTCTGTTGGCAACAAGCTGTGTAGCTGCACGAACAGCAGCTTTAGAAATTATGTATCTCTGAAATATTGGTGGTACGTCTTCAAATGGATAGAGAGTAACAATGTCTAAATAAAGATCATCTTCAAATTGATCTGTATGACTTACCTTGTCGTATAGTCTTCCATTTCTTTTTACTAAATCTCTAGACTTATCTATGTGTGCATCATGTATGTCATAACGTAGATAATTACTAGGTACTTCTATATATTTTGTTGTTGCATCTGGGGTAACAAGTACATGATCCTCAGTATTAAAATGCCATCCTTCACCCTGTACATCTTTATTTGCTTCTACTAATAAGTTATAGACAAATGCTGTTTCTGGGTTGTTGTAGTTGAGCGTAGTCAAGGGCGATTGACCTATGCTACCCAAGATTGAGTTAACTGCGGATAGTTCGGTATCGGGTTGTATTGTTGTGGTAGCCATAGATAAAAAAAAGGGACCCGAAGGTCCCCGATAAATGTATAAATTAGAATGCAGAAGGAGCAGTAGCACCAACATATAGTTCAACAGCAGCAGCTGGGTTTAGGTAATCAGCACCCATAGCCATGCGACCTAAGATCACATCACCTTGGTAGATTACAGAAACGTCACCGTTTGTTACTTGAACTTGTGGTCCAATAGCTTCAACAACACCAGCAGCTTCTTTCTGGAAAATTAAACCACATGACTTAGCACCTAACTCTGTGTTAGTACCGTAGTCGTTGTTGATTCCAGCAGTTGCGCCAGATGCGTTCTCAGGTGTAGGTCCAATGTGTGAACCAAGATTTCCAGGAGAAACCTCACCTGTTGTTCCGCCGTAAGCAACACCATACTTGCCAAGGAAAGGAATATTCATTGACTTGTAGATGTGGATTCCAGCGATTGAGACAACGCCTTTGCCAGATTGTAAACCAGCACCTTGCTCATCTCTATTGATTAGTCCATTGTTACCTACTTCTTGAATCAAGCTGTAGTATTGACGTGGGTTAAGTACCGCACATCTTCCTTGTGAACTAACTCCTTTCTCATCCATTGCAGCAGCAGCATCAAAGAAAGCATTTGTTAGGTTTTGAGCATTGTAAGCGTCAGAATCATTTGTTGTAGATCCAACTCTGATCTGAGTTCCGCCAGGTTCTACAAAGTTTGTAGCAGAAACTGGAGATGCAGCTCTAGCTCCACGCGCAATAGCACGGAAGATTAGTCTGTCATATTTTTCAGCAAGTGCATATCCGATCTTCTTGGAGATTTCTCCTCTCAATTCGTAATGTGCAAGTGTCTCATCTAAGTCGTAAACGAACGCAGAGCTGATTAGTAGATCATCCATGTTGATGGTCTTTTCAGCTACTGGAGGAGCCTTGTCAGAATTACCTAAGATAGGAGTTCCAGGAGTGTGGAATGAACTTGTCATTCTACCTGTGTAGATGAACTGTAGAGATTTTCCGTTCTTTAAGGTTCTCTTAGTTACGAGATCTCTAGCGATAGTCTCGTGTTGGAAGCCTTTGAACATCTCTCCACTGAACAGCTTCAGGTACAGCGCATACTTATCCGTTGCGCCGTCATAGCCAGTACCAGTCGATAAATTAATACGACCTAAACCGACCTGATTAGCATTAGCCATTTTTCAGTTAAAAGTTAAAGGTATATTTGTATGTCTCTACGCGTAAAAAGTTGTGAGTCTTACTTGGACTCAATTGATATGTGGTCTATCCCACCGTCTAGACGGCTGATTGGTATCCTCCTTGGAGGGCAAAAAGCCAAATTGAGTAGGGAGGACTTGCACCTCCCAGACTGCTTAACCAATTACTCTTGTGTAAGCAACGCCACGATATACGAAAGTAACTTTCATGTGTCATCTCCATATACCAAAGCCCCGTTCCATGCTTTGGAGTCATGCGTCCCGTAAGGGATGAACGGACGTAGCGTTAGTAAGAAGGATCACCTATTGGATCTTCCTTCTTTTTATATTCTTCTTGTCTATATTCCTCTAGTAATTTATCTACCTGTTTCTGTAGTTTTAGAATTTCTGGATCTTGTGTTTTCATACTGTTCCAATGGCGGATAACGCCAGAGCATATAAATAAGTTAGTGATTAAAGTTAGATATAAACAAAAATTTTTCAACCAATTTCTGGAGCTGTTAGTGCAATGTGTGTTAACTCAGCCGAAGCTAAATCAAGTGGGAAGTTATGAGCATTACGTTCATGCATAACTTCAAATCCGAGGTTGGCTCTGTTTAATACATCAGCCCATGTTGGGATTATCTTTCCGTTAACATCAACTACTGACTGGTTAAAGTTAAAACCGTTAAGGTTGAAAGCCATAGTACTGATTCCCATGGAGGTAAGCCATATGCCAACCACGGGGAAAGCACCAAGAAAGAAATGTAGAGCACGAGAATTATTGAAAGAAGCATATTGAAATATCAATCTCCCAAAGTACCCGTGTGCAGCGACAATATTATATGTCTCTTCATCTTGCCCAAACTTATAGCCATAGTTCTGCGATACCTCGTCTGTCGTTTCCTTAATAAGTGAGGAAGTAACCAGACTTCCATGCATAGCAGCAAACAAAGCTCCAACGAATACCCCAGCAACACCAGCCATGTGGAATGGGTGCATGAGGATATTATGCTCAGCTTGGAATACGAACATAAAGTTAAAAGTACCAGAGATACCAAGAGGCATACCATCACTGAAACTCCCCTGCCCAAATGGGTACACGAGGAAAACAGCAAGAGCTGCTGATAGTGGTGCTGTATATGCTACGAATATCCATGGTCGCATTCCTAATCTGTAAGATAGTTCCCACTGTCTACCAGCATATGCTGCTACTCCTATTAAGAAGTGGAAGACAATAAATTGATATGGTCCGCCGTTGTATAACCACTCATCTAAAGTGCCGGCTTCCCAGATCGGATAAAAGTGCAGTCCTATTGCATTGGAGCTTGGAACTACTGCTCCAGAAATAATATTGTTTCCGTACATTAACGAGCCGGAAACTGGCTCACGTATGCCATCTATATCTACAGGCGGTGCTGCGATGAAGGCGAGTATAAAGCATGTGGTTGCAGCTAGTAAGCAAGGAATCATAAGTACTCCAAACCAACCTACATAAAGGCGGTTCTCGGTACTTGTGACCCACTCACAAAACTTCTGCCAGTTGGATGTGCTTTCTCTAGTTACTGAGATTGCAATCATTTAGAATACTCCAGGAATTATTTGTCCTGTTGTTGCATATGCTCCTAGAGCTGCAACTATGCCAAGCATTGCTGCCCAGCCATTAAATCTTTCTGCTTCTGGTGACATTAGTTTTCGTTTTGGTAATAGTTGTATAGGGGGTTCGTACGCATACTCGTTTTCGAGCAGCGTATCGAGGTCTTTAGTTTTCATTAAAATTGAAGGTCTGATCTATTTAGTTTCTCCACAACATCAGCACGATATGCTGGATCATTGTCGTAACGAGGGTCAGCCATAGCTTGTACTAATTGAGCTTGACTTCTGAATACATCGCCTTTATTATCAGCAGCTTTGCCTGAGAGCATTCTTCCTTCGTAGCCATTTGCATTATCGTATTTAGATTTAAGTGCATCAACGCCTAGTTGAATTGCAGCTGCATTGCCTGTGCCTACTAAATTATCAAATGCTTTTATCTCATGTGCTTTGAGATTATCACTTGCCCAAGTAACTAATTTATTGTATTCAGCTTCTCCTCCTACGGAGTTCTGTATCTTATTAATTTCTTGATTAGTGACATCTACTTCTGCCTGAGCTGGTGGTGCATTCTTTTGCATCTCCATGTAAGCCTGAACTAAATCTTGGCTGCTCATTTCAGAAAACTTTTCTAAAGTTTCTGGAGATAATTTATTTCCGTTAGCAAAGTATTCTTCGTTAGCAGATTCCAATAATGAAACTGCTTCACTTTTTTCAGCTTTAGGTTCTTCCGATTCGTTTACTTCTTCGGTTTCTTCCCGCCCTTCTTGTGATACGCCATCTTCTTTCTCTCCTAATTTTTTTTGTAATTCTACGTATGCCTTTTCTAAGTCTTCGGCATTCTTATATTTACCAGCAAGTAATTCACCTTGCTCTTCTACCATCTTCTCCCCAACTTGCAAAGAGTCTTGCTCTTCAGAAGTTAAACCTTCTTGTTGAGGTGTATCATTTACTGTTAATGTTTCTGCCATTATTCTTCCATAGGTGGTTGTTCTTCATCCAACATCTGTGGGTTTTTGCTTGGGTCCATTAAAGGACTGCCAGCCATCTGCCCAGCTTGGTCAACTAAAGATTGTTGTGCAGCTGCCTGTTGTGCAGCTTGTTGTTCTTCTGCTAATTGCTGTTCAGTCTTAACAAGATTAAGTACATCAATACCTTGTGCAGCAGCTAAACGTTTGATAGCTTCAAGCGGATTAAGGTATTGCATTAATGCTTCAGGTCCTAATGTTTGTGCAATAGTTCCTACGAATGCTGTTAATGATTCTCTATCTTGTCCTCGACCTAGAGCGTTAACTCCAGCAACAATTGTTGGACGAACAATATCTTTAGGTAATTTTGGAATCTGATTTGATCTTTGCAAAACTAATAATGTTCTATTGAGATATGGAATAAGAAACTCAATTACGAGTAATGAAAATATTCCTCCGAGTTGTTGTTCTAGTTCTAGTTGAGTAAGGCGTACCTCTTCAGCTGTAACTCGTTCAGCGTTCCTAACGTTCATAACAAGGAAAGCTTCTAACAATCTTTTTTCAATAGCTGATGCCATGTTGGCAGCTGTTGAGAAATCAGCAGTTTTTCCTACCTGAATTACTGCGACATCTTCCGGTCTACCTTGTACGATGGCTCCGTTTCCAGCCTTTGCAATGGTGGCTGGTTTGGTAGTTGAACTTGGACTGACTAAAAAGACAACCTTCGAGGCAGCAGCAGCTCCTTCGATTAGTGATTGGCTTAAACCATCAAGTGATTTAAGATCTCCTAAAAATTCTTCTACTCTTCCACGACCATAGTCTTCTCCATCAACTGTATTGAACCGTAAAGGCAACCAGGGACTGGCGTTTTTAGGTGCAGTACTTCTAGTATCAGGAATAATTTTATCAAATGCTTCTTGATGCCATACCCATCTGCCACTAGATTTATCTAGTTTGACGTATGTATATATAGTGACATCATCATTTGTTGTAGAGCTTTCGTCAATGCCAGTATTTGGCTTTGGTTCTGGCAGCTCAATGTCCAAAACCTTTCGACTTATAAGTTCCTTTGTAACTATCTCTAAAACGTTACCATCACCATCTCTGTTAATGACATATCTAGTTAAAGGAAAAGTCTTAAGTCCATCTTTACCCATAAAAATCAAGGCATTACCACCAACAATTAAATGTTTTAATGCTTGGTGTACTGCTACTCGATCATTACTGGCAGCTATATAATCCATGATCATCCTTTCCATCTTTGAGAAAGAAAGGTCTAATTCACTTCTTATCTTTGGATCTAATTCTTCTCCTAACTTGTCATCACGTACCTGTAATTTGAAGAAACTTGTCTGTGGTGGGAGGACAGCTAACATAAGTTTGGCTGCCAACGTTACTACACACTTGGCTCCTACTGATTGCCAAGGTACTGTTAATGATTTGTGGTTTGGTCTTGATGATATATCGTCATCAATTAAATATGGCAACGTGAGTTCAGAACATTCAACTGCTTTGTCTAGGAACATCTGACGTGCAGTTGAAAGCTGATTGTATCTCTCCCGTGCTTTCACTACTGGATACCTCCAGTCTGGTTGGTGTTACCAGTATTAATGGAAGATTGTTGTCCAGAGGTTGTCTGGGTTGTCCCTCTATCTATTCTCAAATCTTTTGTACTACCCTTCTTACCTTTTTTAGTACCGAGTTTTGATTGAGCCTGTTGTATTGCAGGGTTAACTGGTTTTACTTCTGGTTCAGGTAACTCATCTGGTAAGGGTGGTGGGGAAGGAGGTACAGGTGCTGGTGGTAATGGTGGTGGAGCTGGTGGTGGGGAAGGTCTTCTAAAGATACACATTAAATTTCGTCCTCCATAATGGAATTTATATAATCAATAACGCTGGCTTGACCAGCTCTATACATAATTGTGTTTATGTCTTCTTTGGGATGAATAGGTTTCCATCCAAAGTTTTCCTCAAGTCTTACTATCAGCTTGTCTAACCTTTCGTTGTGAAGCTTAAGAGTATTGAGGGAGATTGGTGTTTGCATGTTCAAAGAAAGCTGGCATACGTGCAGCTTTGGTGGCATTAAATTCTGGAGCTTTGCCTTCATACATCAAACGATCACTAGCATCGAGCCAAAATTTTTTGCTCAAATATTGATCGTCATGTATTTGATTTAAAGGCTGCATGATCCAGTTAATAGTTGCCTTTCTTAATTTGTCTAAGGAAGGACTAGGTGTAAGACCAAGCTCTGCACATACCAAACTATTTGTTGCTACATGTATTTGCTCGTCTCTAGATATATCGGCACTTACTGTTCTTAAACCAGCGTCACCATTAAACCGGAAGAAAGGCAGTATTACAAAAAAGATTGCTCTTTCTATTACCAATGCTTTCAGTATTGTGTGATCTGGGTGGGCTATCCACGCTTCTTTAAGGCGTAATGCCTCGGCTTCAGCTTTATCATCTACGCCTAATGCGTTAGCGATATATCCAAGTGCCAAGTCATGGTTGTCTTCGTCTTTTATGTTTGATTCCAAAAGCTCTCTACTTTTCTCAGGAATCTCAGAGAGTGAATCAGATACAAACGCGCCAACTGGACATTCCATGTTGCGTACAGCGAGAGCACGGTACACCGTTTCTTCTGCGCCATATTTTAATTTTCCTTTAGTGGTTTGGACCGGTGTCCATTTCCTTTTTCTATTTAAAAGTTTTTCGTAGGGGTTCATTGTTGACAGTCACAAGCTATTTCATCAGGTTTGTTGCTCATTATTTCTGCCAAGTAATCATCAACTTCGGACTGCTCTAATGCTGCGTAAGCATTAGATTTATCTTGAGTGTCGCCCATTACTTGTAAAGAATAATAGAGCGAAGTCTGTGGACTTTTCAGCCACTCTTCAATAAATGCTTCATCGTAAGTCACCATGTCGCTCCAAGAATTGAAGCTATAGCCATGAAGCAAACCAGTTCTATCTAGCATGATCATTATTTGATCAGCTACTAATTTATAATTCTCCCATCCAACTTCGGATGCGATTTCTACATTGCCATATTGTACTTGTTCTACCCCAAACTCACCTGAATCCCTGTCAACTGTACGTGCTATAGGAGGTGCGATCTCAGGAGTTGCTGTAAAGCCATTGAGATCTCTACTTCTATAAGAACAACTAGCTGTCGGAGCTATGGCAAATGCTCTGACCATGTTATGTTCTCTTGCGATGTTAGCTGCTTCTTGTATGCCGAGGTAAAGTTCACGCGCAGCTAACCCTGCGTATCCTTCGTAAGGCTCGGCATTATTTACTGCCTCTAGTGCCTTACCAAACTCGGCATATGTAATCTTGTTGTTTGCCAGAAAGTTGGCTAGACCTAAGAGTCCGAATCCAACTTGCCTGTCGAGATCTGGCGCAAGATATTCTCCAGACTTGTCAATCCCTGTCCGACTATGGAGCTGGCACAAATCTGACATACCTTCACGCATACCTTCTCGTATGTCGCCGATACGACAGGCTGACATATTAAGGTGCTGTAAGAGGCACGTTCCGCGTGAGGGCAAGTAAACCTCAAGACAGACGTTTGAGTAAATTCTTTTTCCATCTTTATCGTGTTTTATTTTGTTGAGCCAAATGTCTCCTTTTGCAACTCCTTTAAGTATTGCTTCCTTAGTTGCAGCTGAGGAATTATCCCAGCTTCCCCTTGTAAGATCAACTGTTCGCTTAACCCATGGGAGTTCTTCTCTTTTGACTTGCACGAAGTTAATAATATCGGCGTGGTCAATATCAAGGTGAAGAACACACGCGCCATTGCGGTACGTACCACCGCGTCTAAGTATTTCATTTAATGTTGAGTAAATTTTTGCGAATGAAACGGGTCCTGATGCAACGAGAGTATCAGGTCCCTTATTTGTTTTTGTTCCCGCTGGTCTAAGTTTCGACAGGTGGACTGCGACTCCCGCTCCAAAGCGGAGAGCATGGCTAACAAAACGCCAGCTTGCTTCAATTCCATCACTTCCTTCCATTGAATCTTCAACTACGAAGATGGTGCATGATACGGGTAGACGTGAGGTGGGATTATCAATCCAGCTTTGGACTCGACCAGTCCTAGCTATGATGTTTGGTTCTGTATTCGATTTCATTTTGTAAATAGTGGACTGCTTTTTTTAAATCTTCTATGTGGTTTTCTTTATAACCTGCTCTGCATGTATATTTGATTACGTTTCCGAGGTGAAATCCGAGTCCTTGGTCTCTAATAAAATCCCAAACATCAATGGAACCTCGTTTGTAGTACGAGGGTCCGTGGTCGTTGGTGGTTTCGGCCATTTCTCTATAAGGTTTTTAATACAATTTGATAAAACAAATGCTTGTTCTTGAAGGGCTACCATCACAATTGCAATGTCTTCCTTCTTTGTCTCAGGTTTATCTAACAGAATCTCCAGCTGTCTCAGCTTCAGATCTTGTTCCATCGTCAATTTTGTAATTGGCTTTGGCGGTCCAGAGTATGGGTTCTTTTTTTTCTGAGTCATAATCATCAACAGTTAATATTCTTGCGAGCCTTGCATTGGTCAACGCATCCTCTTCTGTCATGCCTTTGTCTTTAAAGGTTTCTACAACTGCTTGCCACGTGTAGCCTTTCTCTTCAAAGATTTTTTCAGCACGTTTTATACCAATTCCTGGCACACCGCTGTAGCCATCAGTGTTATCACCAGCCATTGTCTGTATCAGATGCCACTTAGCTCCTTCATCAGGAGTAATGTCAACTGTTTCATTGAAGTCATATAATTTACCAGCGATCTGACGCATATCTTTATCGGGACTGACAATAATGTTGCCTGTATATTTAGTTGCGTAGATTCCCATAGCATCGTCTGCTTCAAGAGTATCCTTGATAATTACCCTGTAATTTTTCTTAAGTTCCTGTATGACGCGTTTAAAGCCACAGGGCTTTTTTCTATTTCGATGACCCTTGTATTCCGGTAAAATTTTTTTCCTAAAATTATTAGGGCTTGTAAAAAAGAGGATTATTTCGTCATGGAAAGGAAATTGATCTGTAACCTTTTTAAGCTCTCTTTCTACACATTTATAAGCCTCACTAAACAGTGAAGTTACCAGTATTACATCATCACCAAAATCAATTTCAGTTTCTGCACTAGCACAGCATTTATATACTATGTAGTCGCAATCTATTAATAATTTCATTCCCAAAAAGCCTCCAAACCTTCTGGACAGTTAACATGTTCCATTGTTTTTCCGCCATGTTTAAGCGGCCAGCTTATTGTCCAACCATTTACATCATCTGGTTCAACACAAACTACTTGACAGAGTGCAGTACTAGCTTTTGATCGAAAACTATTAGTTTGTTCACTCCAAAATCTAGCTTTTACGTCTATAGGAATAAATCTATTATCTATTTCTAAAATTAAGTCAGCATAACCAACACAACTTATATTTTTATAGACTTTTGCACCTCTTTTTGCAGCTTCTAGAGCTACATGATATTCACATAAATCACCTAGAGTATTTTTTTCTAATTGATATATCTGAAAATCACTTTTATTCTTAGTTTTCATAAATTAATGTACATCTGCCCATGTCTTGCCTTGTTTAGATTCGGCTGCGATTGGACATCTTAAGTTGTAGTATTCTCCAGCCAATTTTGCTGAACTTTCCAGTGCTTCCATCAATACTTCCGCATAGTCAGGAAGTGTTTCATATTGCAGCTCATCATGCACGAATGCCAGTTGATGAGTGTGTAAATTTTGTGTTACCGCAAATGAATCTGCAATGCACATCCATCTTTTAGCAATAACGCCAGCACTACATTGGAGGAGATAGTTTAGCGCTTTGTGTGGGCTATCGACCAAGACTCTTCGTCCGTCAATTGCCAACAACCACCCATTAGTAGCCTTAGCTGAAACCGCTGCCAGTAAGTCAGCGAGTCCATCGATTGCAGATACAAAAGCCTTTCTAATTTCTTGTCCTTTTTTACTGGCTTCCTTGGGTTGTAAAGAGTTATCATATGATTCTCCTATTTTTTGATTTCCAGCACCATACAAGAAGGCATATGTGACAGTCTTGACTTGGCGTCTGGAGATTCCTATTTTGTCAGCGTTAACTTGGTGTATATCATCGTTCAGTAATATGTCGGCATATCGACCTCCGTCATATCTGCCTAAGTAATGAGCAAGCATTCTTAGTTCAATCCCGCTTAAATCCGCTCCAACCATAGTCATACCAGGGGATGCGGTAAATAGTTCTCTAAATTCTTTATCAGCTGGAACTTGCGCTAAATTCGGTTTACGATGAGCACATCTAAATGTGTTCGTACTAACCGAGCAATGGTGATGTATCCGACCTTCAGTCGTAACAAGCCTGTTCCATGCGTTCACGCCTTCGGATATCATTCCAAGCTTCTTCTTTATCGTCAAACATTTCGCACATAGTTTGGAGAAGGGAATATCGATCTCCATCAATGTAATCTCGTCTATAATTGGTTTCCCAGTCGTGGTGGTCTTGCTCAGTTTGACTTTGAAATGAGTCGTCAGAATCCATGCTATGTGGTCTCGTGATGTTGGGTTAAACTCCTTTATTCGTTGTATTTCACATCCTTCTCTGTATCCCTGTGTTGCGTTATTTCGTTTAGGAGTGAACAACGATCCTGCAACGTAAGGGAATTGTCCTCGAAGTATTTCTTGAGTTTCTTCCATCTCTCTTCTGAGATGTGACTCAAGTTCGAGAGCTTTTGATTCATCAAATGACCATCCATATATCTCTTGATCTGTAAGTATGTGTGCGACTTGATGTTCTAACGAACACCAGTCAGGTAAGGGCGGAAGTGTTCGCATAATTTAGTTGTTACTTGTACGTCTTGTACGCAATAATCTTGCATTTCTTGTGACCAATCTTTCCAGTCACTTGTCTTCCCAAATTCACCTTTATATTCTCCTAACCTATATCCATAAGCTTCTAAAGAATGTCTACCATATAGTTGTAATGGCATCCTTGCTACGTTTCTTTTCTTATCTATCTCCATCATGTTTGGATGATACAGCCTAGATAAAGTAAGAGTATCAATAACATTCCTACAAGGCTCAAACCAAGAATAAATTTTCCGAAGAACAGGTAAATCGTAACCAATAATATTGTGACCAACGATAAGATCAGCATGGGTGAGCCAATGCAGAGCTTCCGTGATCGGGTAGCAGTCACTACCTTGATTATTAAATACGAAGGTTTTCTCCTTTTGGGAGTCATAGATGGCGATGCAATGTATCTCAGAAACGTCATGTAATAGTCCGTTAGTTTCGCAATCAAAGACGAGCATTTGTTTTTCCGACATATGTCTTGTCCTTAAACTTTGCTTTTTTCTTTGCTTGTTTAGAGGGTGGGTTTGGTTTCTTCAGCTCAGAAGTCTGTGCTGGGATTGAAAATTGGGTCTGTAGTTTCATTGAATTTACAGGTGGTTTTGTTGTACTTCAATTGAGCAGCTACACCTGTCTCTCCTGAGTATCTGTTCTTTAATACTCTTAAAGTTGAGACATCATCAGGGTTCTGCTGATCGCGCTCTAGAGCTAAAACTGTGTCAGACAACTGGGAAATTGAAGCTGATCCTCTCAGCATTCCAATTGATACCTTTTGTCCGTCTTCTATTGCCTTATCTCCTTGCGCTCTTCTTAAGTGAGAAACTAAAAATAATTTAATTCCTGTTCTTTCAACCAGACTCCTTAAGTTAGTCATGGTTTGATCTATCATTCTTCTCTCATCTCCATCTAATCCACTAAGTAGTATGGATAAGTGGTCGAGGAATATAACTTTTATATCTAAGCCCAGAGCCATATATTCGATACGACTGTAGATAATATCCGCAGATAAACTACCAAAATGGTCGTATAAATAAAGGTTCCAACCAGAGATAGTGGAATCGTAAGCATCTTTAAGGGTGGTGTATTCATGTTCGCCAAGGTGCAGGGCTTTACCCACAGCTACTGACATAAGTCCTAAAGCTGTTCGCCTGTTAGATTCTTCTAATGCGATGTAACCGACTTTGGTTCCTGTGTTCAACAGCTCAGTCGCGAGCTGACGACAGAAGGTTGATTTACCTTGTCCAGTCCCTGCTGTTATCGTGGTAAGTTCTCCATAGCGAATGCCATGGGTCATAGATTGCAGTCCAGGAAAGGGATATGAGTGATTACAAGGTAAGCTGGGAGTAGTTACTTGTTCTAGTAACGACTTGCCATCAACGATGCCATCCGGTTGATACGCTTTCGCATCCCAGATAGCCCTTCTGATAGCGTCTTTGTCATTTGCTTGGAGCGCATCTGACGCATCTTTGTATTGCTCCAATCTCGCAATTTTGACTTTACCGAGCGGGAGTATTGATGCTGCTTGTTCGACAGCTCGTCTTCCGGCATCGTCATTGTCGAAGAATAATACGATCTCCTCATAGCCTTGTAGTAAAGGTATTTGTTTTTGTAAATCCTTTCTGGCTCCCGCTGCCCCATGTGGTAGCGAAACCATCGGCCAGTTCTCCATCGCTTCATAACAGCTCGCAGCATCTAGTTCACCTTCAGTAATAACAATACGTTTACCAGTACTAGGGAATAAATGCTGACCAAATAAGGTGTCAGTGGGAACTCCCTCATACTTAAAGTTCTTTAATTTGTCTTTTGTTTTGAATCCCCTAAGGCATCCAGAGCCATCGAAATAAGGGAAGCGTAAGTGTGTCTCGTCTCGATAGATTTTGTATTTTTCGCAGGTTTTTTCGCTAATTCCTCGTTTTTGCAGCCTTTGGGCTGATCCTTTAAAACTAACATTGCTTTGCATTTGATGAGTGTGTAATTGCCCATCTCCAGCCTTCCTAGTATGACAACTGAAACAGAAGGTATGACCGTCCGTGTACACAGCTAGTGCATCGGACGAGCCACAGTCTGGACATGGATCGTGTCTAATAAATTCGCTTTCTGTCATGTCAGCCAATCAATAGGTATGGCGTGAAAAGCACACCATTTAATTCCGTATCTCTGACACCACTTTGCATAGGTAGTCTTTGATTTTTTACTAATCTTTTTATATGGGTCTTGAAAGACAATTCTTAAGTCTATACCTGGATTCTCAGCTATTACTTGTTTTATTTTTCGTCTATCTTCAGGTCGCCAATATCCTTTAGTTTCTAATATGACTCCATTTGGAAGAATGAAATCAGGGGTGTATTGGTGTTGAATCGTATAAGGAAAACTCTGTCCTTCATACTCATAATCAACACCTAGCTCACATAAAAGATCAGAGACTTTTTCCTCTAATCCTGACTTGAACATTAGAAGTCATCGTCAGGAACAGAAGCTTCTTCAGTTGGTGTAACGTTTGGATCATCAGCTTTAAAGCCAGATGTTTTACCAAACAATTCTGCTACACCATCTTCATCTAAGTCACCAGTGTCTACACCAGCTCCTGATTGAATAGACACTACCTGAATCCCAGATAGTTTTAATGACGTACCATAAGTAACGCCATCACGGAGTATGTAAGGTTTTTGATGGAAACCAAGTTTAACCTTGGAGCCTTCATACACTGGTGTGTCCTCGTTGGTTATTGGTGTACCTTCTGTATCGACTACTGGAGGACGTTTATCCTCCGCCCATGAAAACTTAATTATAAATTTTCCTTTCTCTACCTCTTCCCAAGGAGTTGGCTTAAGTGTTGCCCTCTTTGGATTCTTTAGCTTTGACTCTGCCCATTTAAGACAGTCAGCTCTTTCTTCCTCAAGTTTGTCAACTACATCACTATCGACTACAGCCTTAAGTGAATAGCCAAACTTACTTGGCTTTAATATCGCCTGATAACCTTCAAGGGTTACAGGATTTGGTGTTACGTGAATGTTCTTCATTAACAGAAAAAATAAGTGGATTCAATTACGGATTCCGGTTTAAGGTCTCCAATAATCGGTGGTTCAGTCTTTGCATTAATTGCTTTTGCAAAGTCTTTTAAAAAATCATGCTCCGCAAACAGGTGCATGTATGTGTCCCGTACCAATGTGGACAGGTTAGTCATATCTGTAGCCCTACATAGAACTGAATCATGTATAAGAGCTATAGGTGCATTAAATTTAGTAGCACTTAAATGTAATAAGCTTGCGTCTAATGAATGGATTAAGTTTGGTGCTGTCGCATTCTTGTGATGTCTAAGGTCTACGCCCTTCTCTCCGTCCATAACCTTTATTCGACAACGACCCATTAAATGTAGTTCAACATTTTTGTGATCGTATTTCATAAGGCGTTGGTTCACTCTGAAACCAGAGGGAGTTACCCAAGTAATCTCTTCAGCTCCTTCCTTAATTGCATTAGACACCTCTTGTTCAATCCATCGCATAACCTTCATAGGTCCTGGTACGACTGCCTCCATGGCATCTCTAACGGCTTTAACAATTTGCGTTAGTTCATCATTATCAACCTCAATATCTATATCTTCAAATGCATCTCGAATATATTGTCTATTGCTAAAAGGCTTTGCGTTATACGGTATCGTCATCACACATCTTTTAGTTTTCTTTCTATCCCAGTAAGGTTTTAATCTTTCAGGTATATGTTCTAGACTTTTCTCTGCAATAACTCTATAAGCATCTTGAGGTTTATCACTTGGTATTACATTGACCAAGCTTGCCGTGGACTTATCCCTTGCTAAACCTGCCAGTATCTGTAAACCTGAGCATGTTGCATCGGTTGCCACGGGTAATCCTGTAATAGGTCTATCAAAGACCATACAGCAATGGAAGTATTCTTCACATGCAGCCAAGAATTGGAACGGTTCGTCTGCTGCTTCCCAATCTCCTATGTTGTTGATTGGGTCTGTTGCTACTCGTTTGATTAACTTTATATTTTCTGGTTCGTTTACCCAAGCTAACCGCTCCTCCATAGTCGCTTTATCAAGACCATAAGTTGTAGCCACTTGGAAAGCTAACCATTTCATCCCATCCTCAGTTATAGGTGCTTCATCAGCAAACCTAATTAAACTTTTTCCAAAGTCTGTATCTTGAGGTGTTAAGAAGCTAGGTATTGGATATGCTCTACCACGATAGTCGAAACTCCAAGGAATAAAGTACTCCTTGTCTTTAAACTCTCTGACACAATTCATTGTCATCCGAGTTCTACAAGAGATCCTCCACTCATTAGCATTCTTATTACGTGCTATTGCTTTATCCTTTCTCCATTGTTTTCTACTCTCTTCATCCTCCATATCTGGAGGTTTAGGAGGGTCGGGATGATTAATAACAGGACGAAATTTTCCTACCTCTATTTCTCTCTCCTCTAGTTCTTCCGCAACCATTACTATGAATGGGTTTAAACGGTATTTAACTTTCTGTATTTCATTAAGGAATTGATAGGTAGTTTCCCCCTGTATACGTAGGGGTTTACCCCTTCTCACCATTTCATGGCATTTAGTTAAATCATTTAGATAATATCCACCGTCATGCATAGGAGACCAATCTCTTGGTTCAATGAGCATCGGCCACGCCAATGGGCTAAATAATTCAGCTAATCTTATAATTTCTTCCTTATTTTTATGAAACTTATCTGTAGGTACAACGAACTGTTGTGTCTTGCCACGATGCATGGAAAGTTCTCTTTCAAACCATTCAGAGGATTCCATTAGGCAATCTAAAAACCAAGTTCCTACCTTGATACGTTCAATCCTGTTCCATGGCTTCCATCGTTCTAAGTCTTCGTGTTTATTCATCAAGGTTGTCATGGATTTAGCTTTGTAAGCTGTACCTTTTGCTTGATGCCAATAATTTTTCTTTAATGTCTCAAAAAGCCCTGGAGCACTGGATTCATAGTATCTCATCTGGCATTCAGCCTCTAAAGCCGAACCGATTGCCTGTACGACATTAGCGACCTTGCTATTGTCCTTACGTGGGGAGAATATCTTATCAAAGGTTATCTTTGCAGTTATTGCTGCTTGCGATTCTGAATCGAGAGAAATTAAATAAGGTATTAAAAGTAATTGTCTACCTACTAATAACTTCTGTCTTTCTTCTTTCTTTCTATCAATATATTTTACTAAATAGGGCAAAAGGGTTTCTATTGATGACGAACCAAAAACTGTGGCTGAAGCATAATCCTTGTCTAATAGCTTTTTAGTATTTGACCTGAATCGCTCTAAACCACCCTTAATCTGTTTCCGTTCAAACCTCTCTTGCATCTCTAAATCAGCAGTTGTAGGCATGTGATGAGTGTGTTAAATGTGCGCTAGATATAAGTTGGATAAATGTCCTTAAGTGGACAGGTTATAAAATAAGAAAGCGACTGGCTTTTGACCAATCGCTAGTATGTGCTGTACGCTAGTGTATCTTATATTTGGTTAGTTTTTAAGTCCGGCGCGTCTACCAATTCCGCCACACTCCCAAGGGATTTGACCATATTGATTATAACAAACGCGCTTAACATAACAAAAATCCGTCATAAAAATACTTGTTTAGAGACAGCAGTGGACGCGCTAGATATTGTTGATATCATGCTGCTTACCTTCATCGGTAGCATGACCATATCCAAGCGTTGTCGCTATGTTCGCATGACCCATCATCTCCATGAGATTTCTAGGTTTTGTGCCACCAGCGAAATGCCATGTACCAAATGAATGGCGTAGGCTGTGGAAACAATATCCGTCCTCGCTGGCAAGGTTAATTGGATATCTGTTTATTACCTTTTTAAAGGCACGTAGTAATTGATCCTTATCTTTCCAGTCGTAACCAAACACTAAATCCCTCGCACCCAAGTCCTGGACACGGGTTTGGAGCATATGCTTTAACGATGAATGAATAGGAACAGCACGATACGTACCAGTCTTGGTAGTATCTTCTCTTCTTGCACCTACATGAATGCAGTTTTGTAAGAAGTCAATACGTGATGCTGTTAACTTTAGGATCTCTCCTTGTCTCATGCCTGTATAGGCAGCAAAGTTAACAATGTCAGCTAAGTCTTGTCGTCCATGTACTTCCACGGCTGCGGTTACAATGGCTTCGACTTCATCCTTAGTGAAATGAATGCGCTGATATTTATTCTCTTTAAGTTTTTTCCATTTAGGAATCTCAAAGAAAATTAATCCGTGATCTTTACAGTGATTGAGTACTGTTTTTATAGAAGACAGACATCTATTAATTGTGGCGTTCGCACGTCCTTCAATCTTGAGATGGTTCTTAAGTTCATCTATCAATGGAATAGTGATCTTTTCTACAGGGAAACCTAGTCCTCTAAACTCTGTAAAATAATTAGCATATGTAATAGCTGATTTTGCGCCAGTACCATACATCCAAGAATCACGAGTGTTTATAGTATGTTTGAGGCAATTACCCCAAGTCGCTTTGACCATAAAGAATCCGTTTAAGTTGGTTTACAAGTATTCGACCTTTAGGACTTAACTTAACTATCTGCTTCCTTCTGTTAGTTGGATCTCGATACTTAATTAACAGTCCTAGTCCGGCTTTATTCAATCTATGAAACTCACTGAGCCAATCAGTATTACGGCTACCACTTGCGCTTGAGAAAGCGAGTGCCTTTTCCAGATCGACCTTAGCGCAGTCGTCATGGGAAGCGACATATAAGAAAGTAGCAATAACTTGGGCAGGTATTTCTTTATCTAATGTACGAAAATGTTCAATTGCTTGTGCCAGCTTCGCCATTTGATAATCCGTCACCACCCTGCTTGGGTCTGAGTTCGTCATTGGATTTAGCTGATGGACACTGGTATTCTAGCAAAAAATTACCTAAGTGGATAGAAACATCACAAAAATTTTCTTTTTCTACTCCAATATAAAAGGAGCCAAATGAAAGAAGTTGCATAGAGTCTCCTTAATTTGTTCTACGTACACTACAAGCATTTTTGTCATCTTGCAGTTGTTGTAACATTATGTTAACTAATTCATCCTTATGTGGATGCTTCTGTATCTGTTGTAACAATTCGGCAGATCTGATTGCAAATGTTCTGTTATTCATTATTGAAATCAATTGATAAATCGGATGGTTTTAAGTGATACATGCCTTCCATGGTTGCCATGTATATTTCTTTGTTTTCGTGCATACATTTAGTAATGCAGTTCTTCGCACCTCGTTCGGTGTTGTAGAACTTTTCTGAATATTTGCCATTGCTATCCTTCATACGGATAATGCAGTAGACAGACTCAGGTATCTGATAGCCATATATTTTCCAGTCCTCAAACTGTTCGTATGGCATCGAAGGAAAGTACTTATCAGGTGTATTTCTTATCGCTTCACAGCTGTTAGGGAAATACCTCTGACCCTTATTTGGTTTACGTTTCATAATGGATAACTCCCTGTAATTGGTTTAATGTCGATTAGCTCAAAACCCCTGGTATCACACCAGTCCTTGGCTTTCCACGCTATGTCTTCATGGTCGTGTCCTTCCATAAAGTGCCAACGCCAATCGTGTTCCCAACAACGTTTGTTGCTGTATTCAACTTGATAAGACTGCACCTGTGTACCTCCTATTGATGAGTGTGTTAAATACCTGTCTCTTACGAGGGGTTTACTGACTGTCAGGCGTAGTCACTTGGTTACAAGTAATTAGTTTCTTTATATTGCTCAAGTACTTTCTTTAGTTTTGCTGGCTTGATACGTACGTCCATGTAGAGAACGCAATGCTCTGCTGCTCTACGTACTGTGTCATCATCCCAATCGGGTTGAGCTTTGCGTATAGCAGCTGAATAGTTCAGTGTTTGTTTAACGTCTATAGTCATCTGTTTATTTGGAAATGTCCTTGACAATCGAATGTCCATATAAATGAATCATCAATTGGAAATTCTTTTTTAATACGGGTGTCAATGATCTGTGCTATTGAGTTTCTATCTGCAACAGTTAAGTAATCATTTACGTTTATGTCCTTAGTTCTCATAAGTAAAGGACGTTATCTTTAATTACAAAATCTCTAGGTTCCTTGATATCAGGGAGTTCTGGTTCTTTCTTTTTGTCCTTGAATAACAAAGTTACTGAGTCTGTATAAGAACCAATAACATCAAATTCAAATGGGCAGTCATTGTCGAGTAGCCACTCAATTAGTTTTGAATTGTTCATACTCTTCCCCTTACCCATAGGTGTTCCTTCTTACCGAATTTTCCTATGGTGTACTTAGAAGTTTTTGTAAGACTTCCTTGTTTAGTTAAGTCAGACATAGCTCTTCTTATAGAAGTGATAGGACACTTAAGCTTGGTTAAGAAGTGAACCATTGAAGGACTTAAAGGTTCTTTAGCTGTTCTAAAGCATTCGAGAATTACATTCTCTTGCGTCCTTTTTAATGTATGAGCTGCAACCATTACAGTGGACACCTCATTTATAGTGTTGTAAAACATAGTCAGTAAAGCCCCGCTCTTTGCGTGGGCAATTGGATGGGAGGGAGTCGAACCCGTCCTTATGTCCTTGCATCCTTATAAATCCAGGTGGGCACACGTTTCCCTTGATCAAGAGCGTCCTTGCTTGATGAG